ATGCCATTTTTGATCTGGCATTTGTTCTAAATTCTTCATTTGTGGTTGGTTAGAAATACCAAATTTAGCGTTCATAATTTCTCTATCACTCATTTTTTTATAAAATTCCCAATTAATCCACATTTAATTCTTTTTTAGTAAAAAATTGTTTGAGATCAGGACGAAAATAATTAATTGATTTCATTACCTTTCTGTCGTGCGATCTGTAAACAATATACTTATCACCAACTTTTTCATAGTGGCAGGGCTCACCTTGTTCTTGGGAGCGTTGCTCGACAGTTGCTTTGGCTTCTTCTTCAGTTGAACAAGCTTTTGATAGGTTCGATGCTTGTACCTCTTGATAGGCTGGCCAAATTTTATCTTTAAGGCCGTGTAACATAGTACCGTTCCCAAGGGAAACATAAGTAATATCACACAAAGCATCCAAAACCTCAACGATGTCACCTCGTTCACATGCCTCTCTATATTCCTCAAGTTCTTCCAATACGAAGTTGTATACAAACTCCCATTCTTTCTTTTCGGGTATTGTCGGCTCATAGTTGTTAGGTTTATTCATTAAATCATTAAACTCTTCAACTTCGTCTACAAATGGGACGCTATTAAATAACTCTAATTGTTTACTCATAACTATTAAATTTGGTATTTTTATAAATATAATAATGGTTATTTGTATTTCCAAATATAACCATACGCTGTTTTTTGTTTTTTTCTAAGACATGCTGAGATCCCATCGTTTCTAATATTTAATTTTCGAGATGCTTCATTAATGCTTTCATATTCTGCTATAAAATTTCCACCCAAATCATACTGAAGGATAGCTTTTTTTAAAGTAGAAGTATCACGGTACATTTTGATCATTTCAGGAGTTGTTTCTCTAGGATTTTCTCTTTTAGTTTTTGAAATTTTCTCAATAGTTTCTTTTGAACGAGATTTAGCATTCTCAGCCCAATACTCCTTCATTTTAACTATAGTAGATTTTTTATGTTTTTTTCCTAAATTCACTTCCCAAAAATAATATCCACCTCTTGATACATTTAATCCTTTTTCTACACTATCATATTTTTTAATATAATAAATCTCTTTTTCAACTAATTCTTCAAATTTACATTCTTCTAATACTTCAAATTTATGATTTTCTACACCATACTTTTTAAATGAATAATATAATTTACGTTGTTGAGGCATTGTTTTTTTCTTAGTAGAATATCCTCTCCAACGTTTTTCTATATTTTTAGATAAACCAATGTAAACTTTACCACTTGGAGATGTTATTTTATATATTCCTATCATGATTATACATATGGTGTCCCTTGTCGAGACACCATATGCTTTAATCTAATTTTATACTTGATGACCTCCATTATTAACCTTTAGGCTATCGAAGAATTCCTTGCGAGCTAAATTATCATTTTCCCTAAAAGCACCTGATGCTTTAGTAGTAACCATTGCTGCTCCTTGATGTTTAATACCACGACAACTTACGCATGAATGGCTTGCTACAATAGTGACAATAACTCCTAAGTTACCTTCACATACTTTATTTACTGCTTGGTGAATTGCTGAGGTTAATTGTTCTTGGATTGCTCCTCGACGTCCAAAATGTTCGACGATTCGGTTAAGTTTAGATAAGCCAATGACTCTTCCGTCTTCACCAGCAATGTATCCAATATGGACGACCCCCCTAATAGTTTGATGATGATGAGAACACATACTAGTAAGAGGAATATTACGCTCAATAATAACCCCATCGTAGCCGTCACTAGGGAATGAAGTAATTTCTGTGAAGTTGTCATAACGACCTTTCCAAAGGTCATGCACATAAGCTTTAGCCACTCTACGTGGTGTTTCCATTGAGTTAGGATCATTTCTCCAATCGCATTTTAAAGCATCTAAAAATTTACCAAAAGCTTCGGTTGCTTCTTCTACCATTTGAGCTTTATCATCTTCGCTCAAAGGAAAACCACTTGCAACCCCATTAGCAAAACCTTCAGATACACATTCAATTTCAGTGTATTGTTTTCTTCGTTTATTTTCCATTTATATTGTATAAATTGTTCCTAAATTTCTATTGTGTCCATTTTCATCATCCATACCATATCCAATGTACCAAGGGTCAAACATCGAATCTGTAGGTTGGTACAAGATATGAAGAACTTTATCAAAATCCCCGCTTTGTTTATAAATTGCTACAACAGGAGTAACTGTTTTAGGTTCTTTAACTGTAAGGAATTTGGTAACTGCTTTCATAGTATTACCTGAATCTAAGATATCGTCTACAAGGTAAACGTGTTTTCCTTTGATTTTGGTTTCTAAATCTTTAGTAACAACTAAATCACCTTGTTTTCTACCTAAATAAGACTTACAACGGATAAAATCAATTTCAATAGGAATATTAATTTGTTTTACCAAATCACTAAAGAACATAAACCCACCGTTTAAAATACAAACAAGTACTACAGGTGTAGGGTCATTTCTATGTTCGTCATTAATTTTTTTAGCTAGAATTTTAATTTGAATATCTAACTCTTTTTCAGTTATAGCTTTTTCCATGTTGTAAATTTAATGAGTTTTCCACCCATTAGCAAGTTTAGTTTTAACTCTATCTGAGATGGGTAATGGGTTTCCATCTTCATCTATTCTAACAAATTTAATATTTGTAGATAAAACAACAGATTGAGCACCAGTATAAACATTATGAGCTCTAGCTTCTAGATTTAGGGTAATTGATGTTATACCTACATTTGCTACTTCACCATAAATTTTGAGCATTTGTCCTTCCCTAGCAGGTTTTTTAAAAACACATTTATCTATGGCAATAGTTACCATTCTAGGAGTATCACAAACTTGGGCAGCGAAAGCTGCTCCCGCGGCATCAATCCATGCAAGCAACTTTCCACCGAACAAATTTTTATGAAACCCCAAATCCGATTTTTTTACCGGATGTGTGGTTATAAGTTCCATTAAAATTATATTTTAATATCGTCTGATTCGATTAAAGTATATGTAAATGAATTTCCCCAAGTATCTCGGGCCTTTCTACATATAGACATAAATTCTTCCCAATCATCATTAGAGGCAATTACTTGGCAACCTGCACTCCACTTATCTACTTGAGAAGATTTTTTACCTTCCCACTTAGTAGCTCTATGAATATTAATCCCAAATAACCCTTGTTCAACGTTTTCTTCAATTAAATCAAAGCAAACATCTTTATTATTGTCTCTATAAACTTGTACAGGACCTTCTTGACCAAGAGCTTCGTATTGTCCTCTATGAAGTCTTATTTTATAAGCTCCTCTATATTGATTAGGTTTTAAAATAGCAACACCAGATTCTCTCATAATATTTTCTACCCAATACTTGCCTGGGTCTGTGGTGCAATCGTAACAATGAAATTTCCATTCTCCATCTACTTTATAAGACAAAGTCATATGGTCATCAAATTTATTAGTTACTTCTTCTAAAGTTTCAGAGTTTCTTACACCTACAATATTAACATTATAGTCTCCGTTTTCAAACCACTTATAACCTTTGGCCTTAACTGTGGTTTCAATTTGTTGTCTCGTTGGGCAATTCATATTCTAATGCTTTTGAAATTATTGGAAATTCAGAAATAAATATGCGTTTTATTTCTTTTGCAATAAGTTGAATTTCTTTTTGAGCATGTTCATCATCCCTTAACTCTAAAAAGTGGATCCAAGAACGAATGGAACCTGTCATATGAATTTTAGTAGTTGTAGCAAGAGGGAGAATCATACGTGCCTGTTCACGAGCAACCCCTGCTTCTAAAAGTTGGTTATAGAGGTCATGGGCTTTACTTAAAAAACCATTAACAGCCCCACTAGCAAGAGTAGATTCTATATTAGGATTAATTCCCCTAATTATAGGGTTTATTATTTCTGTTGAGCTTTGTCTGTTATCTTCACATTGTGCCCGTAATTCAATGGGTTCGAATATATCTCCCAAACGATTAACATCTTGATATCGTTGACTAAACTCTTGAAAAGAGAAAGAACGGTGTCTGATAAGTTGGATTCCAATAGCTTTGGAAGTTTCAATCTCGAAGGTCGCGTGCCCGTGCTCAAACGGTGACCAGTGCCTGTGACGTACCAAGTATGATAAAAGGCCCTCTGGTTTATCTTTCTTATTCTTACGTGAACTAGATACACGTGCAACCTCCACAATGTGGTTTTCAGCGTTTGGAGTAACATTTAATAAAGTAACTTTCATTTATTTAATGTATTGAGATAATTCAGCTTTAATTTGGTTAAATTCTTCTTGTGTAATTAAACCTAAATCCAATTTATCTTTTGCCCTTTTTAATTCTTCTAATGCTTGATCACTTGTATACCCATCAGTAACTACTTCACCTACTTCAATAGCTTTTTCAATATTTAAATGTATAGGTTGTAAAGGTCCTTTACAGGTAACCCAAAGAGTATATCCTTGTCTTTTAGTACCAGTCAGTCGGATTTTTTTAATCTCAGCTTCTTGACCTCCCCAATTTGCTGTTGCTTGTTGTACTGGGCTAACAATTCCATCACCCATTGAAACATAAGTAAACATGTTCATCCCCGAAGCAGTACCTAGTGTTAAACGTTCTCCAACTTTCCAAACTGAGCCATCAGATGCTGTGTATTCTACTATACCATTGACATTTTTAGTAGCATCATTAACCATCTCAGAAGTCCATACAGTTTGACTAAATCCAATAGCAGTGATAATTGATAATCCTAATGTTAAAAATAACTTTTTCATTTTTTATAATTTAATTTAATTTTTCTCTAAAATAACTAAAATATACATTTTCTCTAATAAATAAATAAGTCCAGGGACCATAATAACGAAGTTCACCCGAGTTCCAGTATTCCCAGGTTTTTGTTTCTTGATTATTTGTAAGAATATCTACCTGATAAGATCCATATTCTCCGTATTCATCTTCATCTTCATGAATATTACCTAAATAATTAAAGAAAAAATTAGGTATTCCTTCTTC